TGATCGAGCAGCTGGAAAAGTTCGCGCTGACTGAAAACGTGGAGCTGGTCTGATGAGCCTGGCACTGGCGCACAAGCGGCGCGTACTTGCACAAGGCACAGCCGCAGCTGTCGCCGGTGCCGCAGTGGCGGCATATTCGCCCGCCGCTGCACTCTCCAGCCGAGCAAATGCCCAGAAACACCTGAAGCTCATGGAAGACGCTTTGACTGTGGATCTGGAGCGGATCAGCGCGATCGACAGCCGCGAACTGCGTCAGCAGCTCAAGCGTGACGAGCTGCTGCCCAAATACCTGGACTACGTCCAGCGGTACCGCGACTCCGAGTTGAATTACCCGAACCCCGTGATGATGCAGGTTCTGGTGTGGCTGTTCGATACCGCCGAGCTGACTTCAGGCCTCGAACTGGCTGACTTCGCCATTGCCCAGGGGCAGGTGTTGCCGGAGCGTTTCAAACGCAACGTGCCGACCTTTGTCGCGGACGAACTCATCAATTGGGCTGACGCTGAATACAAGGCCGGGCGGAGCCCCGAGCCCTACGTTTCCAATCTGCTGCCGCGTGTCGACGGCGAATGGAAGCTCTTCGAGCGCATCCCGGCTCGCTTCCACCGATTGCTCGGCCTGATGGCCATCGACCGCCAAGAGTGGGCTTTAGCGATCACGCACCTGGAGCGCGCCGAGATCCTGTACCCGGAAATCCGCGTGGCAACCCGCCTGGACGCCGCCCGTAAGGCGCTGGCCAAGCAGAAAGCCGAAGCACCCACCGAATAACCGACTACCCCCCCCGCAGGGAGTTGCTACGGAAAGGCCGAGTCATTCGTGACCCCGACCTTCCCCGTAGCAGCAACCTGCCCTATTTGAGCGGCCAGCAATGACAGGCTTTTCCGGCAAACCCACCACCTTTGTGGAACAGGCAATTGAGAACGACGGCTTCTGGCCGGACCTCTCCGTGTCCGAGTTTCAGAAGGGCTACCGCCTGCCGGCGGAATACCTGGTGGACATGCTGGCCGCTGAGCTGACCACGGCCATGCACGAGGTCAACCTCGACCTGGCCAAGTGCAAAGCGCGCTGGCAGGGCGCTGGAGTGTCAAGCGTTGAGTCTGCAGACACCACCGTCCTGCCAGAGCGCACCTTTCAGGCCGCGCAATACAAGCGTGCGGTGTACACCCGCGCCAAAGCCACGCTGCTGACTCAGTTCGCCACCGTGAGCCGTCGCGAGAGCGCCGAGAACACCGGCAAGGAACTGCCCGAGCGGTCGGAAACCTTTCTTGCGTTCAGTCAGGCCGCCGTGCGTTCGCTGCAGGGCCGTGGCCGCATCACGGCGGCACTCGTATGACCAAGCTGCAGGCGTTGACCGCCTACCTGATCGAGCGCCGCTTGGTGGCTCCCGAGCAGCTCGACAGCTGGACCGACCAGGTCGGGCTGGAGCTGGTTTGGAAGCCCGACGTGAAGGGCATGCACATGGGTGACATGAACTACACCGCGACCATCGTCCTGGAGCGCTTCGCCGACCATCCAGGCCGGTTGATGGCTCTGGTGGGCAGCTGGCTGGAAACCAACGATGAAGACCGTGACGGCCTGCCGGCGGTGCAGTTCGACATCACCATGCTCGATGACGACCTGGCTGACGTCGACATCAAGCTGCAGTTCAGCGAACCCCAGTACTTGGCCGAGGATCCCGAAGGCGAAATCACTGCTTTCGGCACCACCTGGTCGTTCATCCCGTTCGAGCTGTGGGTTGCCGAGCGCGGCGAGGTGACCGGCGATGGCGCGTAGCACCTTCGAACTCGACGTACGCGGCTATTTGGGCGTCCAGGAGCAATTGGCCTTGCTGAGCCTACCGCCGCAGCTGCGCCGCCGGCTGCTGAACAACGTCAGCAAGCGCGTGCGCAGCATGAGTCGCCAGCGGATCCGTCAGCAGCAGAACGTCGATGGCACGCCGTTCGCGCCTCGCAAGGGCGACGGCAAGGGCAAAAAGAAGATGGAAGCGGGCCTGGGCAAGTTGCTGATGGTCACGCGCGTGAATGCCGACGAGGCCGAGCTGGGATGGCGCAATGCGCTGACCCGCTGGGTTGCTTCCCAGCAGCACAACGGCGTATCCGAGCGCCGGACCGCCGCGCAGATGCGCAAATGGAACAAGACACCTCCCGGCCTGGCTGCGACTGAAAAGCAGGCCAAGCGCCTTCGTCGCCTCGGTTTCAAGGTCCGCCAGGAAGGCAAGAAGAGCCTCACACGCCCGTCGGTGGCGTGGATTCAACAACACGTTAACTACGCCAAGGCGGGCCTGTTGATCCGCATCTTGGACGACGAAAAAACCGAAACCACTGGTGCGCAGAGCTGGGACATCACCCTGCCAAAACGCCAGTTCCTCGGCGCGAGCACCGATCGGGACACCAGCCAGCTGGTTAACCAGGTGCTGCAACAAATCCTCAAATCACCCCGCTAGCGAGGCACTGCATGGCACTCGGTAAAGTCAGCGTTAACAACCTCAATCTCAGCCAAGGCGCTGTGACGGCGGTTGAACGCTATTTCCTATTCATCGGCGCCGCCGGCAAGAACGCTGGTTCGCTGATCCCTTTGAACACTGACAGCGACTTCGATGTGCAGCTGGGTGTCCCTGCCAGTGACCTGAAAACCCAGATCACAGCGGCACGTCTGAACGGTGGCGATCGGTGGGCGTGCCTGGCTGCGCCGATCGAGGCAGACGGCGACTGGCAGGAGGCGCTGGAGAAATCCCAGCAGCAGGGCTATTCGGTCGAGGCGGTGGTCGTCACCACGCCGGTCGAAGACGGCGCTGAGCTTTCCGCGATGCATGATGCGGCGATCGAACTGAGCAATGTCTACGGTCGCCGCGTGTTTGTCATGGCTGCCACGGCTGGAATCGACAAGTCACTGCAGACGTGGGCCCAGTACCTGACTGAACAGAAGTCGATCACCGCTGACCTGTCTGCGCCGCGCGTCCTGGTCGTGCCGCAGTTGCATGGCAACGACTTGGGCGTGCTGGCCGGACGCCTGGCCAACGCGGCGGTCAGCGTCGCGGATAGCCCGATGCGCGTGGCCACCGGTGCGGTACTGGGGCTCGGCACCGTGCCCGTCGACAAGGAAGGCGTGCCGCTGCAGTCCGCATTGCGCGCCGAACTGGACAAGGCACGGTTCTCCGTCAGCCAGACCTACCCGGATTACCCCGGCGTGTACTGGGGCGACGGCAACATGCTGGATGCACCTGGTAGCGACTTTCAGGTGATCGAGTACCTGCGCGTCGCCGACAAGGCCGCCCGCCAGATCCGACCGCTGCTGATTCGCCGCGTGGCCGATCGCCGCCTGAACAATTCGGCCAACAGCATGGCGGTGAACATCAACGCCCTGATGGCCCCACTGCGCGCCATGGCGAAGTCCACAACCTTCGCTGGCCAGGTGTTCCCCGGTGAAATCTCGCAGCCCAAGGATGGCGACATCGTCCTGACGTGGACCAGCAAGACCTCAGTCGAGGCCTACATCAAGTTGCGCCCCCTCAACTGCCCGAAAGACCTCACCGCGAACATCGCGCTGGATCTTTCCACCGACGATTCGGAGTAAACCCGCATGGCTGCAAAGATTGGCGGCAAGAACTTTGACGTGAACCTGGGCGACCTGCAGGTTCACGTCGAGAGCTGCACCCTGGACATCACCGACAACACCGCCGTGGCGCAAACCCGAGGTGTGCCGAACGGGCATGTCGACGGCGACGTGGCTGCGGCGGGTGAGATAGAGCTGGATACCACCAACTTCAACCTGGTCATCGAGGCCGCGAAGACGGCTGGCAGCTTCCGCGAGCTGGAGCCGTTCGACGTGGTGTTCTATGCCAAGGCCGGTGAAGAGGAACTGCGCATCGAGGCGTTCGGCTGCAAGTTGCGCCTGTCCAGCCTGCTGAGCATCGATCCCAAGGGCGCCGAGAAGAACAAGCACAAGATCCCGTACGACGTCACCAGTCCGGACTTCGTGAAGATCAACGGCGTGCCGTACCTCGCTGCTGCCGAGATCGAGGGCCTGACCTGATGGTTTGCCCGTTCGATCGTGCCCAGGCGCTGGAGCAACGGCAGCGCGATCAAGCCATTGCCGCCGTGCTGGCCACCGCACGGCCGAGCGGGCCAAGCCTTACCCACTGCGAGGATTGCGACGGCGAGATTCCAGCTGCACGGCAAGCGCTTGGCGGCATGACCCGTTGCGTCCCATGCCAGTCCATTTTCGAAAAAGAGGACCAGCGATGAGCGCGAATCAAGCCGCCCAGGACACCGCTGTTGCGCTGGTGAAGGCATCGCCCGCGATCGGCGTAGCGGCCACCGGTGCGACTGGCGCCGTTGACTGGTCGGCGGTCGCCTACATGCTGACCGCGCTCTACATGGTGATGCAGATCGTTCTGCTGGTGCCTAAGTATCGCCAAATGCTGCGCGACTGGAAGGTGAAGGGATGAGCCTACGCCACAAGATCGCGATCGGCGCCCTGGTGCTGGCCAGCAGCACGGTCACTGCCTTCCTGGGCACGTGGGAAGGTACCGGCCAGAACGTCGTGTATGCGGACAGGCTGGCCAGCGGACTGCCGACAGTGTGCAAAGGCATCACCCGCTACACCAGTCCGGTACCGGTGGTGGTGGGTGATTACTGGTCCGACGCGCGCTGCGCCGAGGTGGAAAGCCTGGTGATTTCGAAAGGTCAGCTTGCCCTGGCGGACTGCCTGACCAATCAGGCGATCGGCCAGAACACCTTCGACGCGCTGAGCAGCCATGGCCACAACGTCGGCACGCCGAACACCTGCGCCAGTCGCGCCGTGGGCTTGATCAATGCCGGTCGGATCGCAGAAGGCTGCAGGGCGCTGGCCTACGCGCCGGACGGATCACCGGTTTGGGCCTACGTGACGTTGGCGAACGGGCGAAAGCAGTTTGTCCAGGGCCTGCACAACCGCCGGATCGCCGAGATGGAGCTGTGCCTGAAATGACCATCGCGCCGCTGCGCCTCGCTCTGCTGGTACTGCTGGCCAGCCTGATCGGCTACGTCATTTTCGATCACGTAACTGACCAGCGTGACAGCGCCCGTCGCGAGCGAGATTCCGCCGTCAGCGAGCGCGATGGACTTCGCGAAGCGGCCCGAATCAGCGGTGAAATGCTTGCCGCCCGTGACCAGCTCGACCTGAAACACATGCAGGAACTCAACCGTGCGAACACTGAAATTCTCGATCTGCGCCGCGATGTTGACGATGGCCGTAAGCGGCTGTCAGTCCGTGCCACCTGCCGACCCGCGGCCCATGCCGGCACTACCAGCGCCGCCGGCGTGGCTGATGCAGGATCCGCCGAACTCGCAGCAGACGCTCGACCGGATTATTTCACCCTCCGAGGTCAGCTCGCCCTGAGCAAGCAAATGATCCTCGGCCTGCAGGACTACATCCGCCAGGTCATTCAACAGCACCCGGCGTCTACCGCAAACCCTCAATCGGATACACCCAAATGACCGACGTAAACCGCGACATCACCCTGGAAGTAGGCGAAGCCGAGTTCGTTTTTCACCTGACACCGGCGGACGTGACCAAGTACTTCAACGCCACCACCAACAGCAACAAGGTCGCCCCGGCCAACAACCTGCTGGTCAACACCGTTCAGCAGGATCAGCGCGCCTCATTGAAGCCATTGCTGGGCAACCCGATCACGGTGATGGAGCTGGCCGGCGCACTGCTCGAGGAGTACTCCCCGAACGTTGAGATCGTCGTAAAAAAGTCCTCGGCCACGCTGACGGCCTGAAGGAAGACGGGCTGGGCCAGCTGTTGGCCCTGACCACGCGCTGGCTACCTGGTGTCGAGCCCTCGATTGAAAACATGGGCGTCGCCAAGTGGCTGGAAGAAGAACACTGGCGCCGCATGGAGATCGCCGTTGCCAACGGCATCGCCTTCGCGCTGAACGGATAGATATCAATGGCTGACCGCGCTGCCCGCCTGGCTTTCATCCTCAGTCTGACCGACAAGGTCAGCGCGCCCTTGGGCAAGGTGAAAACCAGCTTTTCCGAACTGGCCAACCAGGGCCAGCAGAACATCGTCAAGGTGGGCGCAGGCCTGGCCGGGATGGTGGGCGCCGGTGTGGCCATTACCGAATCGCTGGAGCCAGCGCTGGA